CTTCAGTAAATTCTTCATTATCTTCTTGCCACACATATTGGTCTTTAGGAAACGCATCTTTAACACAATCCCTTATAAATTGAGAATTTTCAAACGGATTAGTGTTAAATTCTTGCTTAACCTTCTTAGTATACGCCTCGTTATCCCTAAACTTAGATTTTAATAAATCTTTACCATAGACAAATGTATACACATCATTTGGATTATTTTCATTCACCAAAACAATCTTATCGTTAAATTGGGGCTTAAATGGTAAACTAATATCCACAAACGTTATATAATTATCAGTCTCCTTCTTTTTTGAGAAGGTATGGGTTAAAGTTCTATTATTCTCAATGATTAAACCCATCATTGACTTGATTCTTGATATTTGTTCGGTTAAATTCATTTTTATTTTGTAAAAAAATAAGGTCACCACTTAATTAATATTAGGTAATAACCTTAAATTATATTAATATAATAAGATTGCCCTATCCATACTTAAGTTAATACTGATATTAGCAAGATTACCAGTGCCATACTCCAATGAACCAAAATCGCCGTTAGTTATAAAACACCCAACCAATTGCCATTTCTCAACAACAACTCCCGTTGGATCTAACATTTCAAGTTCAACTGTTCGTTTATAACCAGCCGCATAACCCATACGTCCTGTTACAGATTCAGCACATAAACGAATCCATTCCATAATTGCCTGAGTCGCCGATGGACCGATTGGGTCTCTTAACTTAACAGTAATTTCACTCCACTTAAAATAACCCGCAACATACGTTTCGGTGTTAATAAACGCTATCGGAGTTTTGTCTATGGTAATTTTTGGTCTTGATGCCGATTCCACAAACCATTCATTAATCCCTAAGTCACTTGGGAATCTCAAAATGAATCGGTTAGTTCTTTTTGGTTCATAAGGAACGGGCATTTTCATTAATAAATCCGCCATTTTTCTTGTTTTTTATTTTATTTATGTTTATTTTTACTTATTACTAAGTTATTTTTATTAATAAATACTTGAAATATTAAAAAAATATGGATTATATAACATTTTTTATTGGTAATAACAAAGGAGGTCACAAAACAAAAGAAAAGTTTGTTAAAAACCATTTTCCATATCTTTACGAAAAGATAAATAATTTCAACATAAATGAATTAAAGGAATTACCATTTATACAAAAAGTTTGGCATTTCATTAACGACGTTAACCACATTCCAAGATGCGGTTATTGTGATAAACAATTAAAATTCAAAAGGTCATTAAACGAAGGGTATGGAATTTTTTGTTCAATCCCTTGCACTAACAAATCCGAAGTTCATATTAAAAAAGTCAAAAACACCAATAATCAATTATATGGGGGAAACTCCCCAATTTCAAGTGAAACAATTAAAAATAAAATAAAAAATACCAATATTAAAAAATATGGGGTTGATAATATTTTTAAGAATCTTGAATACATTAAAGAGAAGACAATCATCAAATATGGTATTGACCACATATCAAAATTAGAATCAACTAAAGAAAAGGTTCGAAATACTAATCTTGAACGTTATAACGAAACCACCCCACTGTTATTAGATGAAAATAGAACAAAATCACAAATCGAACGATTAAAAAAATTTGATGAAAAGTATGAATCTCTAAATGTTATTATAAATAGTGGTATCACTATTGAGATTATTTGTGATGTTTGTAACCAAAATTATGAAATTAATCGTAATGTACTATACTCAAGATTTGAAAATAACGTAAATCCATGTACAATATGTAACCCAGTCAACGAACTCGTTTCCATTAAAGAAAAGGAATTTATGTTATTTTTAACATCCTTAAATATCGAATTTGAATCTAATAATCGAACAATATTGGGAGGTAGGGAAATTGATATCTACATACCAAGTCACAATTTGGCGATTGAATTTAATGGATTATATTACCATTCGGAATTATTCAAAAATAGAAATTATCACTTAAACAAAACCCTTGATTGTGAATCAAAAGGAATTCAATTAATCCACATATTTGAAGATGAATGGGATTATAAAAGGGAAATTGTTCAAAGTAGAATTAAAAATTTATTAAAGATAAGTGATCAAAAGATATACGCTAGAAAATGTTCAATAAAACATGTTCCAACAAAACAAAAAACTCAATTTTTGAATGATAACCACATTCAAGGTTCAGTTGGAAGTTCCATTAACCTCGGTTTATATCATAATGGAGAATTAGTATCCATTTTAACATTTTCAAAAGGTAGAAATATATTGAAGGGTAATAAGTACGAATATGAATTAATCAGATTCTGTAATAAACTAAATTCCAATGTTGTTGGTGGCGCATCTAAATTATTAAACTATTTTGTTGAAAATTATAAACCAAAAGAAATTATAAGTTATGCCGATATTCGTTGGAGTAATGGAAATCTATATAGTAAATTGGGTTTTAATTTAATCAGTCGTAGTAGTCCAAATTATTATTATATTTTGAATAGGAGAAGAACCAGTCGACTTAAATTCAAAAAACATATATTGGTGTCAGAAGGGTATGATAAGTCCCTCAGCGAGTCTGAAATTATGTTGAAGAGGGGAATATATAGAATTTTTGATTGTGGGAATTTGGTATATAAAAAAACTTTTAATTAATTTTATTTTCAACTATTGACTATTAAAATTAAAAACATTAAACTTACCTAGAACTAGTTATCTAGTTAATATTAATTCTAGTTCTTAATTAACTAGTTAATTATTAATTAAATATAACTAGTTAACTAGTTAATAATTATTGTTTAATATTATATATAACTAGCATTCTAGTTAAAATAAAAAAAGCTATATATAATATATAGCTTTTAAAAATCAAAATATTTTATTTTTTAATAATTGCTTTTAACTCCACCAGCAGTTGAAATGGTCTTAATAGGATTTTCCTTTTCCTTTTCAAAATGACCTTTAACCTTTTCCAAATTTCTTAAATCATCATCTGAGAATCCGATAATTGGTAGTTTGAATTTATTACTAATTTTATTTTTTAAGAACGCCTTCTTATGAATAAATTTTGACACTTTTCTAATATAATTAACAAAATCAGTTAGAGCTTTAATTTTACCTTCTTCAGGATTGGTCGCACTACCTTCACCATAAGTAACCGGGTAGAATCTACATAAATCCAAATATTCTTGAATCATTTCTTTTTTGGATAATTGTTCTTCATCGGCCAAATCTCTATATTTCTCCAAGTTTTTAACCAATTCATTCGAATCAATTTTATTATGATTTGATACAATTAAATTATAACATGCTTCCTTCATAATACTTGGTGTATGACCTCTAGCCGTAACAATTGAGAATATCGATCCATTGTTTATTGCTTCAACAAAATCAGGCCAAGCCGGTCCTGGTTTTGCAGTCATTGAATCAACAATAAAATTCTTATCACCAGTTACTCTGAAATATCTAAATGGTTCATCGGCGAATCCGACAATAGTTTTACCTTCATATTCGAATGATTCATTTTTACCTAAAAAACTTCTATAATGAGCAAAATCTTCAGTTGACATCGGAACTTCGTTACCATCTTCATCTTTAAGAATAATTTTTGTTGGCATAATCATAATATTGTCATCCCAATCAAATGCATAATATTTCATATCTGGAGTACCAGTCTCACTAATTCCTTCGTAAATATTTTTTTTAATCTTCATGTTAATTTTTATTTATAAATATGTTGTCAAAACAAAAAACCCCACTCTATTGAATGGGGATTATATTACTTTTATTTTTTTTAGATGTTCTCAAACGACGCACCTGTTGGAGTAATATAGAATGTTATATCTATATATTCTAGTGACTTGGTGGGTTTGATATATATCTTCCCAGTCATTTGATTTCTATCTAAGTCAGCGACATCAGACGACACTTCAACTCTAAAGTCATATAGACCTCTATCACGTCTAATACCGTCTAAGATTGGATTTACCGCACTTAAGAAGTCTTGTCTAACTCTATCATCATTTTGTTCGAATAATAGTCTTACAGATACCGCAGAAATCAATTTACGAGCTTGTAACAATAATCTTCTAACATTGATTCTATCTAAAGCAGATTCTCTAACTTGTAGAGTTTTATTACCCCATATTACAGTACCAACATCTGAGAATGTAGCAATTGGGTTAATTCTACCTTTATAAAGAACGTCTCTATCTTCTTGAGTTAACTTTTTACGAGCTTTAATTGAATTAACCAAACCTCTTGTGTAACCTGCCGCCGCGAACCAAGGGAATGCAATGTTATCAGTTAAAGCCAAGTTTTTAGTTACTTCAGCCGTTGGTGGTAAATAGATTTGAGTGTTATTAACACTATCTCTAGTTAATACCCAAGGGTAATAAGTAGCTGTATAGTTAGAATCGATTCCTGTTGTTTCTAAATTGTCAACAGCCTCTTGTGGGTAGATCAAATCGAATTGATTACCAACACTCGGTGTAAACATATTATAGTCAGGTGTTGTTGTTATATAGATTGAATCCGCTCTGTCATTTTCAATCATATCAATAACTGATTCTACTAAGTCAGAGTTATTTACATAATCAATACCTGGTGTAACAAATACATTAATGTTAACCGCTTCAGGGTTGGCAAATGTTCTATAACCCAATAAGTAAGCGTAATAGTCAGTATTTGCCCAATCAGTATTATTATCACCAACTGAAATTTGTTTGAATGCTCCCCATCCTGTTGCAGTAGGGTATTTAGGTGAACAAGTTGCGTCAGCACCCTTTAAGTACCCACTTCTACCTAACTTAAATTTGTCAGCATTTGTTCTATGTTCTCTATAGATATCCCAACCGTCAAATCCACCTGATACTAATAACGTGAATTTACGTGCGAACAATCTGTAATAAGGATTTGATTCATTTTCAGGATCTGAAGTAAATTCAGCTGAACCAACGTAGAATGCTGATTCTCCACTAGTTGTAAAACTATTAGATATTGTAATACCTGTAGCATTCTTATCCATATGGAAACCTTTAGTCTTAACAGCCCATTCGTTACCTGTAGAATCACAACCTAAATTAAGTGGTGTTTGTTTACCTTTATATGATAATAATTGAGCATCAATACCAATTGAATCTGAGAACCCTAAATAAGTTCTTCTAACATTATCACCATTAGATATCGCCGAATTATCGTTTCCATTACTAAAACCGAATGGAGGGTTACTAACAACCTCACCAGGGAAATCATATTTAGTCTTAAATAATGGGAATGGAGAATTCACGCCATCGTATTGTCTTGTAACATACCCTTCGAATCCACATGGTAATGAATCTGTTGGTGCATTTTCGTTAACTTCAATCATGATATATTTTGAATTCAATTGATATTCACCATCAGTAGTACCGATTTTTTTTGCGATATAACCATTTTCATTTGGATCCATCGTACAGTTTGTAAATTTCTCAATCACAACTGGATTAGAATCTGTATCGAAGAAATCTCTAACTAAAATATCGAATGTATTATTATTAAATGAAATATTTGCAATTGAAATTTTAACTTCAGTGTTTGCACCGTCACCATCAGATATAGTTGTAAACTTGAATAATTTAGTAACTTTATTACCACGTAGTTCAGAAACAACCCATGGTGAACTAGGTGTTTGATATTGTTCTAAATACCAACCAATTGAAGATGAATTATCATTATCTCTAACTCCCGGTAGTGATGTTAATGTAATACCCAAACCTCTAATGAATCCTTGAGAATAACCATAAGACAATAATGTTGGGTAAATTTCCTCAACAAAAAGAGGGAATGAATTTCGATCTTTACCGAAGTTGCTAGTACCAAAAACTTTTGATAAGAACTCAGTGTCACTTGTGGTGAATGAAGATTCGAAGAATAATGTTTGATTATCAACATTTGTTACATTAATACCAAATTTAGCAAATGGATTCTTTTTAACGTTAGAATATTGACCAGTAGTGTCTAATGAAACACTTGTTAAACCTGTTACTTCAAAACTAGGCCCCGAACCATCAGCGTTAACACCTCTTGAACGTAATGTTGCTATAACAACATCATCGTAACTTGTATAAGCAGTTCCAGAAAATACATAAATCGTTCCTTTTAACGTACCAGTATAACCTGT